GGACGCCCATTTGCTCCATAGGGAGCTTTCTGAGGCCGAGGTGGTAGGTATCCTACACCGGGACCTAGAAAAGTGCTCTACGGCCCTAGAATCGGCTTTAAACAGCATTCCCAAGCGGCACCAGATCGACGCCTTGATGAGCCTGTGCCATAACATCGGCCCGGACAACATGGCCCGCTCGGAGGTTGTCAAGCACTTTAACGACGGCAACGTGCACAAGGCAGGCGACGCGTTCCTTAACTGGAGCACCCCGCCGGTCCTTAAAAAGCGTAGACAAATAGAGCGCTCGCTGTTCTTGGCCGGGGCGTAAAGGCCCCTTATTTTGCATTAGTAGATATAGAACCATTAACCTGAAGGAACCAACATGGACGGCTTTAAATCATCACCCAAGATGCAGTGCTTCAAAGAAGGCGGCGCTGTTAAGTATAAGTCACGCCACTCTGAAAAGTCAGAGATGAGCGAAGACATTGCACAAGACAAGAAGGTCGTCAAGAAGGCGTTTGCCATGCACGACAAGCAGTCACACGAGGGCGAGAAGACTAACCTCTCCAAGCTCAAAAAAGGTGGCCGCATGAAGAAAGAAGGCGGTTGCGTTGGTCGCTACAAAGAAGGCGGTTCTATCAAGATGAAGAAAGATGCCGCAGATATTAAAGACATCCAGAAGATCAAGCTCACCAAAACCAAAAAAGCAGCGGCGCCATCTAAGGCCGCGATCAAACCCACCCTGTCAAACATTGCTGAGCCAGCACCCACACCAGCACCGGCAATGGGCATGACACCTCCCCCAATGATGAAGAAGGGCGGTAAAACAAAAAAGTATGCTGACGGCGGTATTGTAGACAATATCAAGTCCGTCGGTAAAAAACTGTACGAGAATGTAATGGGCACACCAGAGCAAAACAAAGCAGCCGCCGAGCAAGAGAAGGCGATCGCAGAAAAAGACCCATCTAGCTACGAGGCAAAGTACCGTAAGCTAACTGGTAAAAAAGAAGGTGGCAAGGCATGCCAATAGAGTCCAAACAACAACAGAAGGCGATGTACGCCGCCGCGGCTGGTAAGTCAACCATTGGCATCCCTAAGAAGGTTGGCAAAGAGTTTGTCAAAGCAGGCAAGGCAAAGCCAAACCTCCCACAAAAAGTAACTAAACGCGCATCCGGCAGAGGACGTTAATTTATGGCTTACTCTGGTACAACTAACCAGACCAAGATCAACGTAGATCAGTTGATCTCGTACGCGTATCGTGATGCTGGTAAAACGGCAGAAGAGATCACGCCCGAGTATATCGACGCCGGTAAGCAGGCACTGTTCTACATTCTACAGAACATGTCTAACCGTGGCGTTAACTTGTGGCTGTTAGAAAACTATCTGTGCGGCGCCGTTACGGCACAACAGCAGTTAATACTACCCCCTGGCACAATTGATGTGCGCGAGTCAAACTGGGTCTACATTATTAACTCAGAGGCGGCGGAATATTTACCAACAGCCAATCCAGACTCCCCCGCAGCATTTGACCAGAACCTAGACGTCACAGCAACCTCAACCATTGGCGCAAACTTTTTTGGTCTTGAGTACCAGCAAGCGCTACCAGTCTTTTATGTTGGCTTTAATGGCTACGCGTCTGGCGGTGGCACTACAACGTACAACTTTGCGTACGAGGTTAGCGACGATGGTATAACTTGGACAACTGTCGAGCAGTTACCAGAGACTACATTAAAAGATCGCGAGTGGGCCTACTTTAATATCAGCACCACACCAAACCATTACTTCTACCGCTTGCGTGAGACGGTGGCAACTACGTTTACCGTACGTCAGATTGTATTCTCAACTAGCCAGCAAGTCATTCCATTGGCACGACTAAACCGTGACGACTACTGGAACCTCCCAAACAAACAATTCCCATCGGTACGTTCGTTGCAGTATTGGTTTGATCGTACCATCGTGCCCTCGATGTATCTTTGGCCAGTTCCAAACAATGACTTCCAGATGTTTCAGTTAATCATTGAAAAAGAAATGCAAGACGTTGGCTCGTTGACTAATGAGTTATATGTGCCAAACCGTTGGATTGGTTCCGTCCAAGCAAGTTTGTCACACAAACTAGCGATGCAGTTACCACAGATTGACCTAGCCCGTGTGCAGTACCTAGAGGCGCAGGCCACTAAACTTGAGTACGACGCGGCACAAGAAGAGCGCGACAAGTCGCCAATTTACTTCCAACCTAACTACAGCTACTATACACGATGAGCGGCGCATACGTAATGACCTACGACAATCTGGTGGAGGACGTCCAGCGTTACATGGAACGTGACGACGCCGGGTTTGTCGCACAGATCCCTAGTTTAATTGGATTAGCCGAGGCAGCGATTGCTGCCGAGTTAAAGTCGCTACTACAATTAACCGTAGTGGAGACCACACTGGCAGTTAACCAGGACGTACTAGCCAAACCAGCACGCTGGCGTAAGACCGTGTCAATGAAAATTAATGGCGCACCAATACTGCTACGTTCGCAGGACTACATTGCCCAGTATCAATCAGAATCTGCCAACGGGCTGCCTAAGTATTACGGCGAGTATGACTACAACAACTGGAACTTTGCACCAAAGCCAGACGATGACTACCCAGTAGAAATTATTTACTACAGCCTAATCCAGCCATTAGACACCTCTAACCAGACCAATTTGTTCACGCGCGAGTGCCCACAGGCAATGTTGTTTGGGACGTTACTACAGGCCCAGGGATATTTAAAAGCACTCGACAAGCTGCCCGTATGGAAAGCATACTACACCGAGTCATTAGCTGCGTTGAAGAAAGAAGACAACACGCGTCGTATTGATCGAAATACTACGGTCCAGGAACCATAATATATGCCAATCTACACATCACCGTTTACCGGCACAGTCGTACAACCAACCGACGTATCGTACTACGAGCTTAATTTTAGCGCAAACGTACAGCTCTATTGGCCGGCGGTTGTAAACCCACAGCAGGTACCAGCCGCGCGTATTATTGACGCCACACCGTCCACATCTGGGCTGGTTGTCTCATTGCCGCAAGGAAACCAAGGAACCACTGGCGCGGATATATTAATCCGCAACTTCGGCGCAAACACATTTACGGTTGAAGATTTTGATGGCACGGGATCGGTATCAATTGCCGCCGGTGTATCTAAATACTTCTACCTATCTGATAACACAACCTCCGCAGGTGTCTGGCAAAACGTAACGTTTGGTGCCGGCACATCGTCTGCCGACGCCGCGTCATTAGCTGGAAATGGATTAGTCGCATTAGCTGGAAAATTAAACACAACCCAAAACATTATCGAAGTATCCTCCACGCCAACAATTACAGACGCTAGTCGCGCGTCTACATTTGTGTGGACCGCTGGTAACGGGACTTTTACACTACCAACGGCCGCTAGCTTAACCACTGGCTGGTATATTGCGTTTAGAAATAACGGCACAGGTGCCATTACAATAACCCCGCAAGGTGCTTCAACAATTGATAGCTTGGCGTCAATTACGGTTAACCCAGCCGAGTCTGGCTTTATTGTCTTCCAACAATCTACCGGTAATTTCTTTACCGTTGGCCTATCCGTACCATCGAATGTAACCTTTACATCGGCAACGTATGATGTAGACTCGATCGTTGGCAACACATTAAGTTTAGTATCGTACGCCCCAATCATTCAAACGTATGTGGCACTGGCGGGTACCCGCGCGGTTGACTTAGATGTAACTTTACCGGCAACAACCCAGTTGTATGTGCTCGTTAATAACACCGGACAGTCGGGATATAACGTCACGTTCCAAGTATCTGGTAGTTTGCAGACCCCCATTACATTAGCTAACGGCGGTGTTATTTTAGCTTTGAGTGATGGTAATCAACTATATACAATTATTCAGACAACGGTCGGTGTCTATTTTGCAAATGACGGATCCGCAGCGGCACCATCTTTCTCATTTACAAATGATACCAACACTGGCATGTATTTAGTTGGCACGAGCAATTTAGGACTATCAGCAAACTCAACGCTTATGCTAGATATTGATAACACCAACGTGCTAAGTCCACAAATATCTACACCGGCAACATTTAACGCAGGATTAATTGGTGGCGGGACGTTCTAATGGCTGGAGAAAACACTTTACCAGAGCAATATAATCTGGTATACACGCTTGGCGTGCAGCCAGGCATAAAACGAGACGGCACAATATTTGAGTCACGCGAGTTTAGTGACGGAGAATGGTGCCGTTTTCAACGTGGCACGCCTAAAAAAATGGGCGGCTACCGTGAATTGTTTGCCACGTTTACCGGCATTCCACGTGGCATGATCTCTAACTCCTTTAACGGAGTTAACTACATTTTTGTTGGCAATCAGTATGGGCTAGAAGTATTTACAACAGGCACTACGTTTGGCGTTGGTAGTGGTCCGCTTGTTGCAAATATTTTACCGGGTTATTCGCCGTTTACCTTAGTATCGAATACAGTTAGTCAGTTTGTTGTGGCAACGGATGTCACCGCGGCGTTTCCTGCTGGTATGGAGGTTATATTTGACAACGATATTACCACGGCAACTACGGTTATTAGCTCATCGTATTCGTCACCAAATACTACGGTAATTGTAACAACGTCAAGTATTGCAGGGTCTCCAACAAGTGTTGCTTTATATGATGTAACGTTTACACCAAACCCAAATCTGTTGTGGCAGTTTGACTTACAGTACTCCCCCGCCGGTGGTTCATTACAAGTGTTGGCACATCCGGGTCAAAACTTGGCAAACATTGACAACGCCATCCAGACCCAGGTATTAACTGGTGGATTGTTGCCCGACTCGTTAAACGAGTGGAACTTCCAAGGGTTGGCAGATACTGGGGGACAAAACCCAACCTATCGCCCAATCACCGTAGATGGCGGGGTTTGTGTGTTGTATCCCTACACATTTGTATATGGGTCAGATGGGTTTATTGCCAACAACAACGTTGACACAAACACAACGTTAACATTATATAACCAGCAGACAATTACTGACTGGAACGGCCCAACGGCTAACCAGGTCAACATGGCCTCGTCTAAGATTGTTAAGGGCATACCAGTGCGCGGCGGTACTAACTCACCGTCTGGATTGTTCTGGGCAACTGATAGCTTGATCCGTGTCTCGTTTACCGGAGCAACTCCACTGTACTGGCGCTATGATATTATTTCTAGCCAGATCTCCACCATATCATCCTCGTGCTTTGTTGAGATGGATGGTATATTTTACTGGATGGGTGTCGACCGTTTCTACCTATACAATGGTGCGGTCTCTGTACTGCCAAATGATAAGAACGTAAACTGGCTATTTGATAACCTCAACTTCGTACAGCGCCAAAAGGTATGGGCAACCAAAGTACCTCGGTATAATGAGATCTGGTTCTTTTATCCCCGTGGCGATGCAACAGAGTGTACCGACGCAATCGTATACAATGTTAAAGATAAGATTTGGTACGACGCCGGCAGTGCGGTTGGTGCACGCAGATCGTGTGGCTATACTACCGAGATATTCCCAACACCAATCTGGGCTGGCTGGGAAGACATAAATACGTTTAGTGTGCCGTTTGAGGTGATTACAAACCCACCAAGCGAATTAGCCGCAAACAGTAACCAGGTGTATATTAATGGTGATGTGACGCCCACATTTGGAGCTGGAGATTACATCTCGCTAACAAATACTGGAAGCCCAACGGTCTACAAAATTGTAACTAGTCAGTTTATATTTACCTCAGCCGTTACCGCAACTAATCCAGAAGGTGTCACATTAATTACGGTTAATAAAAATTTTAGTCCAGTTCAAACACCTGGCGATTACATATATTACATCGAGGGCGGGTACCCACTCTGGCAGCATGAGTTCGGCACAAACGCCATCACATTTAACCAAGAGTTTGCCATTACGTCTAGCATCACAACCTGTGACATTAGCTGGGTTGGAGGAATACCATCACAGGACAGCGCTACCGGCGTAAACCGACGCATGCACCTAAGACGTATCGAGCCAGACTTTGTACAGTCCGGCACGATGGGCATGACAATCCTTGGCCGTAAGTTTGCCCGTGGCGCCACAGAAAACTCTGGGCCGTTTTACTTTGACCCAGACACCGGTAAGATTGACCTGCGTGTAGAGCACCGAGAAATGCGACTAAAGTTTGAGTCCAACGTGTTAGACGGTAACTTTGAAATGGGACGCTTGCTGATTACCGCAGAGTACGGCGACGAAAGACCGTGAGTATCCAGAGTTTTTTCCCAATCAACCCAGAGTATATGTCCTGGGAGGATTGGAACGGCAACTTCCTGCACTATTTTAGTGAGGAGCCGATTATGTACGACACCGAGGATAACTGGAAACAGGTCGCTAAAAACATTAGCCAGCTCACTACATTTGAGAGCTATCCGGTCCCAGACCCGGAGGCATTTGAAACCTGGCAAGAGTGGGCCTCAGCCCTTAGCTTTATTTTAAACGGCCCAACTACTTGATTTAGGGCGACAAATACAATATTTTTGCATTAGTATAAGTAGAAGCATTTAACCAAAGGAGATAGTATGCACGGCCAACAAACCATGAAATATCTAAACGACAAAGCAGTCGCTGACGCAATTCTAGCTAAACATAAAGTTGATGGCAACTCAGCCAATCCAGCTTTTGAAAAAGCAGTTCAAGAAGCCTTAGCCGCTAAAGCCAAAGCAGCAGCTAAGTAATTTTTTGCTGTGACATCTTTTGTAGACTCCAAACAAAGGGAGCTAACACAAGAAGAAATAATTGAGATTGCTGCACGGGAAACTGGTGGCAAGTATACGGCCGAGCAGGTTAAGGCCAGCCTAACAGCGGAAGCGTACGAAATGGGCGCGTTGATGATGCGCCAGGGTAACACAATATTTGTGGTACACCAGGACAAATCAAATCCAACGGTTGCCATATTTCGCGCAATAAATGCCGACGTATTGCCCAACTATCTTCAAAACTGCATTGAGTTTACAAAAGCCGTTGGTTTGATGGGGTTCAAGTATTTAATCACCCAGTTTCACGATGAATCGTTACTTAAAATATTTGAGTATGTACGTCGTCATCAGCCATTTAAAAATATGGGGTACGAGGCAAATAGGACAGTTGACGGTGGATACCAGGTGGTTGTTACCCTTGGCGATACCCCAAGAGTTAAAATGGTTGAGGAGCAAAAGAAGTTTGTAGCCAAAAAAGGTAAAAAGTAATGTCTGCCGTCGGTAACGCACTTGCCAAGATTGACCCAGGCCCGGCAATAGGTAGCGCGGGTAAAGCTATTGAGTCTGGCGTTCGCGAGATTGGTAAAGGTGCCGAATCTTTAGGTCGTGAGATTGGTAAGGTTGGAGAGGCCGCCGCAAAAAACCCGGTTGGCACAATCGCCAAGGTAGCCGCGATTGCAACCGGTCAGGCTTGGGCACTACCATTAATATCAGCCACAGAGGTGGTTGCGAATGGTGGCAGTTTAGAGCAGGCCTTAAAAGCGGGTGCAATATCATACGCAGCGTCTGTTGTTGCCGCTGGAATATCTGACAGTTTAAATAGTGCATTTGCAAACGAATTAACCAGCTCTGTTGGCGACGCTTCATTAACGGCTTCTAATACATTAGCTGACGGCTCAATACAGCACGTATTTAGTGACGGTAGTACAATATTGCAGGGCGTTAATGGTGCTTTAAGCACCACACCAGCGACGATTGCGCCAAGCGTGATGTCGCAGTTAGCGACTCAGCTACCCACATCAGTATTGACATCGATCAATACGGCGTTGGCTAATGCCGGCGGATCTGCCGCAATGACCGCGCTAAAGGGTGGTGATTTAAGTGAGGTGCTATTATCTGGTGCAAGTGCAGGCGCTGGATCGTTTGCTGGAACGCAGACCACAGGACAATTAAAAGATCTTGGATTAAATGATAAAGTTGCCCAGGTATTAGGAAGAACAACCGGCGCGGTAACCTCCGGAGTAGTTGAGGGACAAGACGCTGGACAGATATTTAACACAGCACTTGTTAATAACATTGTACGCACCAGCCTGTCCGAGGCCGGCACCGCACTAAAAAATACTGAGGTTGCTAAGGGGTTAACAAAAACTTTAAATGAGGCAATCCAACCCTTTAAAGACACTGTAAATAGTGCTAAACAAACCTTTTTAGATGAGGCCAAAAAATTAACAAACCTGCAAACTGAAACGGATGCCAAGGCCAAAGAGCTTATTGACACAAGCAATACAATAAAGACTGAGGCCGAAACATATTACAACGATACACTGAAAGCGTCTGAGACAACCGCACAAGACGCCTATAAAGTAGCCGAAGCGTCATACACAGATTACAAAACTAAGCGAGATGAATTTGATGGCTTAGTTGCAAAACATAAAGAAGCTACAGATGCCGGTGATATTGAACTAGCCGATTCGTATGCCGATAAGGCAAACGCATTGATACCTAGCTTAAATGCGGCAACAGATAAATACAATAAAGACTTTACAACATACGATACCGCTAAAGCAGATTTTGAAACCAAAAACAAAACATACGGCGACTATGTAACGCAGTTAACCGAACTAAACGATGAATACACCAATGTGTTTAAACCGGTTGAGGATCAGTTAGCGGTAGTAAATAAAAGCGCAGACGGGTTTAATGCGTCTGTTGACGAGATGCAAAATACGTTGAACACCACAGCAAAAACTGTAGAAGACGCGTATGTAAAAGCATCTGATTACTCATCAATTGCTAAAGGTACATTTGAAGAAATCTTTGGCGAAACTGGTGACTTAACTAGGGCGTCTAATCTTTCTGAGCAAGTAAATGTATTGCCAGAAGACAATCAGCGGATGTATGAGTTTGCCAAAACGTTTGGTTTGCGTGAAGAAGACGCATTAAAATTTGCACCCGATATTTCTAAGATGTCGTTGGTTGCTACACAAACGTTTTATGATTCATTAGCAAAAAATGCAGACACAACAAACGCGTTAACCACTGCAAATCAGGTTAATAGTTTAACAGATAAAGAACAAGACTCGTTCTATAACGCAAAATTAAAAGGCTTAGATACAGCACAAGCATTTGATGTGGCAAACAACGTTAGCTGGGGATCTAAGGAACAACAAGACCAGTACATTAGCTCTATTAAGTCTGGCCTGGGCTCTGAATTATCGTCTATTTTCTCTGTGTTGTCTGATTACAATAAACCCAGTACACAGCTACAAGATATTAACGAAGTTAACCTAGCAAAACTAAAGACAGAAGAAGCCAAAGACGCATATAAGTATTACATATATGGTGGGGCAGATAGTAACACTGCATTGGCAATAGCTCAGGGCCGAGATGATACCATTCTATCTCAAGGCACGCAGGGCACACTGGTAGCAAGCAATTCAAACCAAGGAAGTATTACATCCGAGTTTTTGCCAGGAGTAACTCCTTATATTTCAGCGCCAGTTAAAACACAATTTGGTGATACACATTACTGGGATAAAGAAAAAGATCAATGGGTGCCAGTGCCAACCGAAGGTGTTGAAACAGGTGGTATTGGTGGTGGCACAGGATTAGATATTGGTGTTTCTGGAAATGCTCAGCAAGGGCCACTAAATCAAGCAGAAATTGATAAGTATAAAGCCGAAGGTATATCAGAATCGGATATACAAAAATTAGTTGAAAAATATGGTATCGCAGGTTCTGCCCCAACAGTAGATCAACCAGACTACTACCAGAGCTTAATTGACGATATATTTAAAGACGAAAAAGTAAAAGCTAACAAACTGGCGACAACTGCAACAGCTCCCGTTGGCGGCACAACCCCAGGAACTACTACCACAACACCTGGCGGCACAACCACTGGTACAGGCGCCGGAACAACAACCGGAACTGGTACAGGCACCGGAACAACAGGACCCACAACCACTGGCGGGACCAACACTGGCGGCACTGGAACAGGTGGTACCGGCACAGGTAGTGGCACTGGCGGCGGCACACAACCAGGCACTGGTGGCACTGGAGGCACAGAGCCCGGAACTGGTGGTGGTGGCACTGGCACAGGTGGGACAGGAACTGGCGGCACTGGCACAGGTGGGACAGGAACTGGCGGCACAGGTACGGGTGGTACGGGCGGTACGGGTGGAGGCAGCTACACCATACCCGGCGGCATGTATGGCATGTATGGATTAACTGGACAAGACGCCACTGGCGGAATTAAAAACCTAACAGCGGGATTAACAGAGAGAATGAACTTCGATTTATCTGGTTTACCATCTGACGAAGATAAGGAAAACCCAATGTACAACGCACCCCAAATGATACAACAGATGGCTGGTGGTGGATCCGCTTCTTACGATCCATTCTCAATAACAGACACCGCCGGTAAAAGTGGTATTAGTGGCACGTTAACACCAAGCCTAACCAAGGCGCAACTTAATTACATCCTAACAGGCATGCCAGATTATTTACAAAGCAGAGCTGAGGGTGGTCACATCGAAGATCATAACCCACAGTTCTACTCTGAGGGTGGATTAAACTCACTAGAGAACCGCTACGTAAAAGGTGACGGCGATGGCACCAGCGACGATGTCCCAGCTATGTTGGCTAATGGTGAGTTTGTAATACCCGCCGACGTCGTATCTAAACTAGGCAACGGAAGTAACGACGCCGGGGCCGAAGTCCTTGACGAGTTTTTATCGGTAATTAGAAAGCACGCACAGAATCACGACCCAAAGAAATTACCCCCAGATTCTAAAGGCGCATTGGCGTACTTAGAAGAAGCACAACAAAGAGCAAAGGCATAATATGGCTGGACTAAATAATGTTATAACAAACAAGGCAATGCAGTCAACCACGCTGCCGGCTTGGTATGACTCAGCACAACAAAACATAGTTAACCAGGCAACCAGCACGTTTAACGCGGCCCCAACTCCTGGAGAAACCGTTGCTCAAAATGCGGTAAATAAACTTTCCGGAACAACTAACCCATTTAGTACAGCCACCAATACCGTACAAAACATTGCAACGGGCGCGGCAAATCCATGGATTGTAAACCAACAGACTGGTAAAGTTACGCCAAATGTAAACACGGCGCTTGGTGGTTTATTTGCCGCTCAAAATGAACAACTACAACAATTAATGCCAAATGTTCAAGCACCGGTACAAGGTGCTAATATTGCGTCTGGTCAGTTTGGAAGTCTACGTGGCCAGACCGCCGCTAATAAAGCAATGGCTGACGCACAAGCACAACTAGCTGCTCAACAAATGCAGGCCGCATTAACTAATCAAGCAACCGGTGTAAACGCTGCCTCAACCGCGGGTAACTTAACAAACCAAGAAATTAAGAACCTGCTCGAGACTGGCCAATACGAACAAGCCGCGCCGTTTATTAATCTGTCTAATCTTTCAAAAATAATCGGCAGCATTCAGGCACCAACCACTGTTACAAACCAGACCCAGTTATCACCACTTAACCAGATCGGCGGATTGATTTCTTTACTAGGTGGCCCAGACGGCAAGGGCGGGGTATTAAAATCAATTGGCGTTGAGGGTGGTTTAGGTGGACTTATGAAGGGCATCAGCGATTGGTTAAAATCCAGTGGTGGTAGTCCAGATTATTCTGGATGGGAAGATGCGTTGCCCCCTGGAACAGTAGTTGATCCTTGGAACCCCAACCCATATCCTGGTTGGAATTCGGGGCCTGAAGGACAAGAAGAAGAGTGGATGACTCCTTAATACGGGAAAATATTATGCCAGGATTAGACTACATTAAAGGTTACGACGAGGGCAGTAGCGTAGAGCCACCTGCCGAGACACCAATTACCTCCGTTGGTAAGGCCGTACAGTCAAAAGGTAAATACTCGCTGCCAACACCAACCGGTGCTGCTGGTGTTGACCAGGGCATCCTAGACCGCATGCAAAAGATAATTGACGAGCGTGAGGCGCAAAGGGGTGGCTTTATGGACTCTATGCGTGACGCGCAGGCATGGTGGACCGGCGGTGTTGCTGGCCCCAGCGAGGCACTATCTCGTCGTGCTAAAGAGCGCGAAGAATTTGATGCCACCACGTTTGGCATGCGCCGCGATCTGGCACAATACAAGGTAGGACAAGAGCAGGCCCGTAACTTAGACAAACAATTATTTGGTGTTCCAGCTCCTGCTGCCGCTGCTCAACCTGTCGCCGCTGGTGTAACACAACCTGGCGCAGCACAACCACAAGCTGGTGGCGTTGCAGCCCCAGCACAAACTGGTGGGCTATTGGGACTTATCAGAGACCCCGGTCTTCGTCAGTCCATTGCGGTACAAGCACAATCTGGCGATCGTCAAGGTGCTATGAAATCAATTCAAAGTTACTTAGCTAAAAACGCCGAAGATCCTGTAATGGTCAAAGAATTACGGTTTATGATCGAGAACAAGTTAATCGATCCTAACTTAATTCCAGCCGCTGTATTAACTAAGTTTGCTGGATCTGGTGCGTTTGTGCCCCACGACGTTCGTGGTCCTGGCGGCACAATGCAAACAACTCCTATTGGAGCAGCCGGTGCGGTATCTCCACCAGCTTCAACTCTGCCCGGCGTTCGTACTGCCGCTCCTGCTCCAGCACCCGCTGCTGCTCCAGCACCCGCTGCTGCTCCAGCACCCGCTGCTGCTCCAGCACCCGCTGCTGCCGCTGCTCCTGCGGCACCGAGCCCAGCAACCGGACCACAGCCAATTCCTCAAGTACAACCATTACCAAAAGTGGGCGCTCCGGCCGCAACTAAACCAGCAGCTCCGGTGGGCGCCGGCGGATTTGCTCCTGGCAGTAAAGAAGAGCTTGACATTCGCAAAGAAGGTATTACAACTGAATTACAAGAGACTGGCAAAGATATCGCCAAAGATCGTGCCGCAACCATTGAGGCCGGATCGAGTGCAAGTGATCGCTTAGCGTCTGTACAATACATTAACGGTCTTGTCACAACTAACCCACGTGCATTTGGTATATTACAAAAACCAGGAGTACTTAATGCCGTGCTTGGCGCCGCCGAGCAGGGCGCTAACGTTGGTAACTTAGGTGCTGTTGGTATTGCTGGTATTAGCGACGCTGTACGTAAGGCAATGCCTGGCGCAAAACAATCAGACATTGACGCCGCACAAAAAGCAACCCGTGAGTTTGCCTTGATGCAGTTAAATGCTGCTAAGATCTACCTCAAAGGTCAAGGTGCTGTATCTGACGCAGAACGTCAGTTAATTCGTGAGCTAGCTGGTAGCGTTAAGAACTCTCCAGAGGCTATCCGTGACTTCTTAAAGTGGAACGAGATCCGTGCAAACTTTGATAAACAAAACGGCGTGGCATACAAAGAGTTTAATAAACGTAATCCCAACGTATCTTTTGAGCGTTACAAAGAAACACCAGAATACGAGAAACTTAAGTCTGAGTACGATACAAACATAAGGAACTTCGTGACCTCGAGTACAACGCCCAAAGCAGACATCAAGTCACACCCAGGCGCAGCACTATTAGACAAATACCCACAAAGGTAAGTAATGGATCCACAATTACAACGAGCTTACGACGCATTAAAACAAGCTGATGCCGCTGGTAATAAGGAAGACGCGCAACAGATTGCAAACTACATCCGCGAGCTGCAGGCCCAACAGCAAAATAAAGAAATGCTTGAGGCTGGTGAAGAGAGCATGATACGCAATCCAGTAGCCGCCGGCGCCGTTGGCGCTGTTGCTGGTCCTGTTGCTGGTAAAGTATTAGAGACCGCGTATGGCCCCAAGGGTGTACCAACAACTACACCCGGTGGAGCTCCCGGTATGGCAGGATCCCCTGGTCAGAAGTGGTCAGCAAAGACTGGCTACGGTGCTGGCACTGGTGACACAGTGCAAGACGTAGTAGAAGAATTTAAAAAGCGTGAAGGCCCGTTAGGCAAAGGTAAAGTAACTAGTAAGATCACTGGTGGCCCTTTAGGTGGTCCAGCAGCGATGGAGCAGATTGCTGCCAAAGAAGCAGACGCCGCTCGCTTTGCGCAGATGCGTGCCGCTAATCAAATGGCTGCACAAAAAGCATCGTCGGTACCTGGCCGTATTGCACAAGCCACGGCAGGTAAAATGCCGCTCCTATTAAAATCCGCAGCAGGCGCTGGCGCTGGTATGCAGGGCGCTGATGCCTACAATCGATTTGACGAGGGAGACTTCTTAGGTGGTTTAATTGGGGGCATTGGCGCCGCTGGATCTGCTGCGTCGTTGATCCCGCATCCCGTTACACGCATTGGTGGCACCGCTATTGGTATGGGTGCGGGTGCATTAAACGCATACATTGACTACCTTAAAAGCAAATCACAACCCCAGCCAATGGCTATGGGGGGATTGGTCAATATGGCTAGGGGAAAAGCCGTAACCGAAACAAAGAAAGCAGCAACCGAGGCAGCAAAAAAGCTATCTGCTAAAATGTCACCCGGTTTGAGCTTTGGTAATATGGCACCAGTAAACGCACAGACAGTGACAAACCCACTCCGTAATGAGTTCCCCGGTATCTACAAGCGCCCCGATGTTATCGCTCAGGAGGCCGCAGCACGCGTTGCCCCGGAAGATCCAATGCTTAAGCGTTTATTTGGTGTTACTCGGGATGATTTGTTTGAGATGTCTCAGCGTCAAGGTAATGTGCCCGGTTTTATACCCGGTGCGTCAAAAAATCCTAAGGGCTCCGCTGCCGCAGAAGCAGTGATGAACCCGCGCAATACACAACGATTGATTGATGTCCTTGGTGAAGTAAAAACAAACGCGCCTGAGCTTTACAAAGGTATGCACGCCTGGTACACCATGGACCCTCAGTACCACCGTATGGTTGAGCTAATGGGTGAAGAAAAGGCCAAGCAGATGTATCATAGATTGAATACGTTTGGAGGTATTGAGTCGCCTAACCTACCAGTGCCTGTTGAGTTTAACCGAGCCTCGGCTGCTAACTGGCTGGCCGAGCAGGGAAGAATGCCTGATTGGATTAAGTATGGTGGATTACGTGACAAACCTTTAATTGAAGGTATACCTGCTGATATGATTGGCATACCTGGTCGTGTTGGACATCAACGTGCGTCGGAGTCACAACGAAAGTTTATGGAAACCGGTGAGCACGGCATGATTAGTCCTAAGGCGCCACCATACATTCAGGCTAGCAGTGTTCCCGAGCTTGGTTTTCAAACAGATCTACCGGTTGGTGATGCGCACTGGAGCCGCATGATTGGTTTACCGGATGTTCGCACAAGCAAAGAAGTTTCTGCCAGTGTGTCCACACCCGAGCTGCAGCAGTTAGCTCCCTGGTGGAAAAAAGATGTTGCTGGTGCTATGGACCTAGAGTCTGTTCCTGCGCAAGCTATTATGTGGGGAGCTGGTTCACCACAGACCGGAGTTAAGACGGCCATTGGTGCCGGTAAACTAGAGCTTCAAGCAATTCAAATAGCTGAGGCTGCTAAACGCTTAGGTATATCACCAGAAAACGCAAGAGATTTAATTTTGATGGGTAAAGAACGCGCAGGCAAAAAAGAAGGCGGCTCTACAACACCAGCATGGCAACGTTCTGAGGGCAAGAGCCCGTCGGGTGGCTTGAACGCACTGGGGCGCGCGTCGTATAAGCGCGAGACTGGCGGCGAGCTAAAGGCACCACAGCCAGAGGGCGGCTCACGTAAGAAGTCGTTCTGCGCCAGGATGGGCGGGATGAAGAAGAAGCTCACGTCATCTAAAACAGCAAACGATCCAGACTCCCGCATCAACAAAGCATTGCGTAAGTGGAAGTGCTAAATGCCAAAGCTAACACCTGCACAAATGAAGGCGGCTGTTGAGGAGTTTAAGAAAAAATTTACTCCTGGGTTTTACCATGGCAGCCCAAACCCAAACATCAAAGCATTTGACCCACTAAAGTCAACCGTGCGCGACGTTGATTTTGTTACGCCTGGTGTTACATTTGTGACCAAGAGCCCTAAGTTTGCCGATAGTTTTACCGCAGGTAAGGGGCCATACATTAGCCTAAAGACCGGCGAGGCAATCCCGCTTGGTAGTTACAATAAAGGCTCCACGATGTATCCAGTTAGCGTGGACATGGCAAATCATTTTGATCCAATGTCACCAGAGGGTCGCCTATTAATCGAGGCCTACGTGGCTAAGAAATACGCCGACGATCCCAAGATGGCGCGTCAGTTTAAATCCAGAATTGAAGACCCACACTCTAACTGGACGACGATGGAGTCTCCAGCGTTTTTGCAACACCTACGAGATAGTGGTGTTAAAACATTT